AAACCGAGGAGCGATGCTGAGGCAGAGGCTTCTACGCTAGCTTCATCTTATGAAGTGCAGCGTGGCTTCACCGCTATCGGTGGCAAGACATACCACCCTGGGGACGTGATCCCAATCAAGTGCAAGCATTGTGCTTTGTGGGAGCGTGAATGGTTGGGGAAGAAGCGTTGTAGTGCAGGACGTCGCCTTGACGAGGACACAGTCATGCACGCCGACCGCTTTTCCTGCGGCACCTTCTTCATCTGTAAGGAGTACGAGGCAGAGCTCAGCACGTTCTTGAACATGAGCTTGCCTGAAATCCTTACCGTGCGCAGCATGCTACCAGGAATCAAGAAGATCCTGAGCACCGCCGATTTCCTTAATAGATGGGCAGAACGCCACAACCACGAGGAAGACCTTAGGGAGGTGTTCAAGAACGCCAAGGGCTTCGTAATGTCTTTTGGTACTCTGGAGCAGCTAGCACTGGCCGATGGTTTCATTCGTCAGTATGCGCAGGTGGCATCACAGAAAGCGCGTCCAAAGCGTCCACCGAAGCCCAAGTTCGAGTCGGGTGATTGGGTGGAGTGGACCGACCTGGGGACAAGAGAGCGTATTGAGGGGCTCATTCTGTCCATCGCTCGTGGCAACATCATCCTTGCAGGTGTCAAAGCGCAAAAGGGGCAGAAATTCACCTATAAGTACAAGGAATGGAAAAAGACACGCAATCCGCAGATCACCAAGAAAACTGCGGATCCCGAATAACGCTGCAATTACGAGGCGATTACCATGTCGCAAGATACCTCTTACCTCGATACTCTCGAGCTATCCACGCTCAAGGAGGCCATCCTTGTGCTGGAGAACCTTGAGAACGCAGCGGGCCCAAAAGTCCGCAGAAACATGATTGAAGAACACAAGGCCAATCCTGTTCTTCAGACCTTTTTTCTGAAAGCGCTTGGTACTGAAAAGTACTACGTGCGCTTCACAGAAGACATCCCTTCGGCCGAGGGGGGCTACGGAACGCTTGACTCGTTCAAGAAGTTTCTGCTGGCCCTCGAGGCGCTTAACACGCGACGCATCACAGGCAATGATGCTCGTGACAAGGTGACTGCTTTCCTTGCCAAGTGTCATCCCCGTGTACGTAAGTGGTACCTGCGTGTGCTCGATCACGATCTACGTATCGGCGTTGGCCGTACGATCATCGAGAAGATCTACGGTAGTGGGTTTTGGACAGGTGCTGCTGAAGGGGAGTTTCACTACCACGGTTGCTGCCTAGCCAAGGATTTTGAGAAGGTAGTAACCGACGACAAGCCCCTCAAGTTCCCAGTTGCTGTTGAGTTCAAGCTCGATGGTGAACGTTCTCTCGTCTATGTTTTTCCCGACAAGAAGGAAATCCAGGTTTACACGCGGGGGTTGTTACGGAAAAGCGAGATTGAGGGTGTAGTTCCTTTGGTGGACCAGTTCATCGAGTTTGCTGGGAAGCTGAATGAGCTACGTGGTGCGCCTGTTAACACCCCGTTGTTTCTGGATGGAGAGTTTCTAGCCACGAACTGGAATGAGACTTCCAGCGTCGTAGACAGCACAACAAATTTCGATCAAGCTGCGTTCTTGGCTGAGACAAAGGTCATTCTTTTTGATTGGTCTCCTATCGAAGACTATGTGAAAAAGACGTATGACCTGCCATGGAAACAGCGTAAGCAATTTCTCATGCGGGCAGCAGGTGCCACCCGTGTATACGAGAAGGTGAAGCAAGCTACTGACAACATTTACGTGCTGGGACATCGAATCGTAGCTGACATGGATGAGCTTAATGCTTTCCATGGGTGGTCTCTCGACGGAGGGTTTGAGGGGACGATGGTGAAGGTGCTAGATGCTCCGCACCAGTTTGACCGCAAGCACAAGTTTGTGCTGAAGCTCAAGCCGACCAAGTCTGAGACAGGTACCATCACTGGGTTTGTAGCTGGAACCAAGCAGCATGCTGCAGCTTCTCCTCGTGACAAGGAAATCATCCGTGACGCGATGGTTGACCAGTTTGGAGGAGTGGAGGACGACGGCTACTATTTCAATGCATACGTGGACAATCCAGAGGAGGCGGCAGAGCATTTACGAACACTTGTGAAAGATGATCGTGATCGACGTATATCTACTCACATTGATGGTGTAGTATCCTACCGTTACAGCGAACGGTTAGGGGCGTTTGTGGTTGACCTCAATGGAGAAAAGGTAAACGTTGGTGGTGGGTTTACGTTCAAAGCCGGGCAAGATCAACGAATGGAGTACTGGCAACAGCAAGACAAGTTGCTCGGCGTTAAGGTAGACATCAAGCTACAGGGAGACAAGGTCAGTGTAGCGAAAGCCAGATTTAACAGATTCTTGAGGCTGCGTTGGGACCTCACAGAATCACCGAACAGCGAAGAAAGCGCATAGAAGGAGGCTAAAATGCCTAGAAAGTCAGCCCAGCAGGTTACCCTAGTAGGAGTTCGAGGAGCGAAGCTACCTGTCTCCGAGTGTTTGTTGGTGGACGAGACCGCCGACAGCTACGTGGTACAGGCAGTCGAGAAGACGCGTGGTCGTGGTGCCAACAAGCTCCGCACGTACACGCTGCCCAAGTCGATGGTGCTGTACTACTTCACCGAGGAAGACGCAGGTGAGGATGCTGAAGCAGCAGCTCCAGTTGCTAGAGCTCCACGTAAGGCTGCAGTGGCAAAGAAAGCTGCCGCGAGCGCGCCGAAGAAGCGTGGTCGTCCGAAGGGGAGTACGAACAAGGCTAAGGCTGAGGGCGATGCTGCGCCGAAGAAGCGTGGTCGTCCGAAGGGGAGTACGAACAAGGCCAAGGCTGAGGGTGATGCTGCCCCGAAGAAGCGTGGTCGTCCAAAGAAGGCCAGTGTCGAAGGTGATGCTGCGCCGAAGAAGCGTGGTCGTCCGAAGGGGAGTACGAACAAGGCCAAGGCTGAGGGTGATGCTGCGCCGAAGAAGCGTGGTCGTCCGAAGGGGAGCACAAAGAAGGCCAAGGCTGAGGCTGCTTCTACGGAAACAGTACCAGCCGAGACGTCTGATGCCCCGAAGAAGCGTGGCCGTCCAAAGGGGAGCACAAAGAAGGCTCCTGTTACGGAGGCGCGCAAAGCCAGCCGTGCAGCTTCGCTCTTTGATGAGTCTTTCTAGTTTTTGAACTAGAGACTCTATTACCCTCCATTACCCCACATATTACTGCTGTTCAAGTCGACTTATGTCGACCTTCAACTACTTCTGCAAGCTGGGGTTGCTATGTCTGCAAAGAAGGCACGTTGCGATTGTCCGTCTTATGTAGTGTGTCAAGATTTACGTAATCTTTTGAAAAAGTTTCATGTAGCCAAAGAAGACATCGCAGATTTATGCATCGAATCCGATACGTGGCCATGTTCTACTATGGCGCACAACGTGCGCCTTCTTTACAATAGTATTACTCCCGCCACAACTAAAGAGGTGCTCGAATTTATCACACCACTGTTTGCACAGAGAGAGCAGTTGATCAGCAACCGCTTTAATCATCGTTCCACAGAACCCCCATTCCATTGCCCAGAGCTTGATATCGATATGTATCAGCCTTGCCTTGCGTCCTCATGCGCTTTTCATACTGCTGATCCGTGGTCACTCAACTGCATTCTGTTTTACCGATTACGTCACGAGCGTGACACCCTGAATCTGAACGAGCTCTCCTTTTTGCTCGACAAGGACGTTGGGATGCTACGCTCGTTGCTAAACAGGACCTTTAAGCAGCTAAGCCATGGAGCACTTAAGGAAACTATTGCAATGGATGGGAGCAGTGAAATTGTTACCAGGGTGCACCCAGAAAATGTTTGTGTGGTATGCGAGCACAAAGTTGAGTCTCGCCACAAAATGGTTGTTAAATCCGGTTTTACCTACTGTGGCAAGAAGTGTGCCCGATATAAACCGCCACAGGTAATTCGGCTAGAGCAGGAGCTCGAGTCACCTATAGAGAGTGTCTTACTGCTGTGTGTTGAGCGTTGGGCAAACGTAAAGAGTATGTGTGCTGCTTTGGGTATCGGTCCATCTGTCTTTGTCGACTGGTGCAAGCGGTACAGCGTTGAAATTCCTCGAACGAAGATGTCCAAGTAGGAAACAAAATATTTTTATGCCCTTCTTCTGAAGCTTCCGTTTCAAGTTAACATCTATATGTAGTTGCGGCTAAGCCCCAAGGTCGGCTAGGTATGCTTCGTTTTCTTCTTGGGACTTGTCGTTCAGTTCACCGCTAAACCACCGATGGTTACTAGGAGAAAATGAAATGTCGGACTTCATCAAAAATGACATTGCTAGTCGGCTGAGCGCACGTATGAACCAGCGTGTAGCTAGCACCAGGACTGGGCGCTTCGACCTCAAGCTGGCAGATTACGGTGTCACCAGTCCGCACGAAGCGCGGATTATGGTGGCTTTCACCAAGGAGATGGGCCACCCCAAGCGCTCTGAGCTGGATCAGTGGACTACATCTTCCTTCAATGGCAACGTTAGCCTGACGCTTGAGAGCGTGCGGCTCTATCCAGAGCTCAACGTTGTAACTGCCTTCGTGCGCAAGAATCGCCGCTACCGTCCCATCGAGGACGTACAAAAGTATAAGATGCTGTCGGTTGGCAAGGCAAAGTATATGGACGAAGAGAAGTCCATTTGGGAAGTGCTCACTCAGGGCAACGACCGTTTCCTGGCTCGCGCTGAGAAGGATGATCTGGATGAGATCATGCGGGAGCGCATGTCTCGTGAGCGCACCGCCAGTGTTCACCATCGGCTGCGTTTGACCGACCTCGTAACCGCAGGCATCAATAGCCTTGAGCCTGGCGACCGGGTGCGCTTCTCTTACGAGGGCATTCTGCAGCAGGGTGAGGTTTCCAAGGTTGGTAAGGACAACGTAACCGTTAAAGCCAACGGTCAGTCCCTCACGGTAGATCGTCTGGCGGTAGTAGACGTCATCGAGAAGGCGCCGAAGGCCAAAGCTGAGCAGAAGAAGTTCCTGGTTGATTTCTTCACCCGCGCCTACGGTGACAAAGCTTTTGCTGAGCAGTTCGTAGGCAAAGGCGACTAGACCTAACCCACAACGCTACGGAGTTTCTTATGGGCACTCCCCAATACATTCGTGTAGGTGGTCAGTTGTACCAACGCCGCGCTGACGAAATTCCCACCTTCATCAAGCATGCTGGATGGCTCTGTAAGTTGTCTGAGACTGCTTCAGAGAACGTGGCAGCCATTGAAGCGCTTACCAAGCTGGCAAATCTGTCCAAGAAGATTGCCGGATCAGTCACAGATCAGCGTGTTGGCGATCTGATGCGACAGGCTGCTGGTGAGCTTGGCGTGCTAGCGAAGAAGCTCTCGTCGGGCTCTTACGACGAGAAGTCAGCCTCTTTGAAGAACTGGGCTGATCTCAAGGGTGGTCTAACAGATTTTGTTGGCCAGCTTGAGAAAGCCAAGCTGACCAAGATCAGCACTCTGATGAAGCAGCTGGTTCAAAGTGCTGATACTGCCATTGAGCAGCTTAAAAGCGCCGAGGGACTAGGAGCTGAATTCACGCAGAAGAGCGCTCCTGGGATTCCTAGTAAGGAAGGCCCTCAGGTAGATTGGGGTGAGCACGCTCCCAAGCAACCGCAGCAGCAAAAGCAGATGCAGGCGTCTGCTGGCCCTCAGCCGGTCTTTATCGACGGTGTGAAATACATCCCGATCATCCAGATCACCGACGAAGCAGCTGCGTGGGCGACCTCTGATGACCCCACTATCGTGGCACAGCGCAAGGGCTTCGATAAGCTGGCGGTTCAGTTGCTGGCTTCGGGACCTGCTTAGCAGGTGCAGCATGGCTAAAAAAGGGCCAGCGTACTACAACGTCACCATCACGGCTGCCCGCAACTACGAACCTGGAAAAGGACCACCCAGGAAAAATCAGCTTTGGCAGTTCAGTCAAGTTGTGCAATCTTCTGGTGGTTATCCAGGTGCCCTGTCTGCGATGGTGGACAAATTTTTCGATCTCTACCCCAACCATGC